CCTTCCCCCAGGCATTAACTTGGGTGCTTACTTCGCAGTAGGGGAGAACTTGCTTGATCTAATACCAGGGGCGGGCGATATTGCCGCAGAAATCAAAGAAGAGGCAATAGGTTTAGCTGAAGAGGTATTAGTTTTCGTGTATAACTTTTTCCGACCAAGTTCAGAACTTTGGGGAGGGCCACCTAAATGACCGACGCGATGTTTGCTCTTATCTGGGCCTTGAGTTTTGGAATATATTTAATAATTTATACGTATTGGATCCCCTTGCGCACCAGGAAGAATATAGAAGATTGGTTATTGTCAAAAGAGTCCGACGAGACTTTGTTAGCTTCCTTGGATGTGATAACGGGAAAGATTAGAGAAACCATGCTCGTTGACTTCGAGGAGTTTATGCTTCCACAGGCGCGAGAGAGCCTTAAGAAGTTCTGGGCGGGGGCAATGGGTGCCGCCGCCAAGGAAATAGGCAAGACGGAGCAAGGAGGCCAGTTGTCGCTTATACATAGTATGACTGAAGAACTTCAGCACCAACCTTGGTACGTTCAGGCGGCCGCATCGAAATTAATACCAGTGATAAGCAAGGCCGCCGAGGCATCTGGATCTGAAACCACATTGAAGAAAGTCACTGAGTTTGGTTTCAAGTGAGCGCCTTTTCACAGTGTTTACAATATACTGATCCTTTAGGCCTGCCTACATGAATAAGACCCTCACACCGTATACACCAGCGATGTTTACGCGGCACGTTTATCATTTCCTGAATCTTGACATCCACGGCACAAAACAATTTCTGTAACTTCTACTAAGTCACATTTAGGATCGTCATTAAGTTTATCAAGATAGACAGTTAGTTTAGCTTCTCCTTTTGGAATTATCGCCAAACAGGCACTACAATCAATTAGATTGTCGTGTTTAATCATCGTACCTCTCTCCTATATTCCCAATTCTTGACCTTAACATGATTAGGGAGTTTGCCATTTTTAGGGAACCAGGTATGTTCTGTGATGTGTTCTTGACCTACGGTCCTTCTTTTCATAATAGTAAGGTTTTCTTTATGAAGATCACTAAACGCTGAAGGTTCGCACTCATCACAGATAGGTTTGTTTATCTTAATGGCCCAGGATCTATATTCAAGGCCACAAGTAGGACAGAAGGCTCTACCCATTATTCCATACACTCCTTTCGATAACAACCTATTCTGTTATAATGTTGTTCATCAGGATGTGGTTGAATGTAAAACGGCTTGCCACAGCTTGGACAGTCTTTCATACTCAACCAGAGATGTGAGTCTGGAGGATGTGAACAGTGGACACAATACACACCGTGAATTGTCTCCTCCCTGCCCTTCCTGAAACAGCAAGGGTTGATGTCATCATATTTGTACATCAATGCTAATTCTACAAACAGTTTGGATCGTGATACACCACGTTCAACCAAAAAGTCATACAAGTCCTGAGGAATAGTCATATTACATACAACTTTCCTGATCCGTTTCCCTCCAGGGGTTCGGAGTGGTTTCCTTCCTCTGGTTTCGTCTTTGTCACCTGCGCTCATATGATATAGCAATAGCGAACGCTACTTAATGCGATGTATGTATAATAAAATGTTCAATCGGTGTCATTGACACACTTCCTAAAACCTCCAGATACCTTGTGACATTTTCTATTATAAAAAGTAATATAAGAACCCCACGGTTTTTAGGGCCAAAAAGACACTCACTAGAAGCCTACATACTTACTATTATTTAATATACATATATAATATATATATATATCATGCTTTTCTTTGCTTCTTTTCTGCTTCTGAGTCCGATATTAGGGGTGTTTCGTGTTTTTCAGAGCTTTAGTGATGCTCTTTCGCCCCTCACATTTAAGTAGCTACCCATATATGAGTAGGAATGCCCAAGGGGAAAGGCCTTTACACGAGAAAAGGAGCTAGCGGTCGTACCATGTACTTTCGTAATGGCAAACTTATCTCGGAAAGATCATATCGTACCTCTGTCTCCCGCAGAGGAGGAGCTACACCAAAACGCAGGTCTAACCCTCGGGCACGAACAACCAGGAGAAGAATGGCCCGAAGAAAAAGAACTTACAGAAAGCCAGCCATGCCCCATCCCTCGATTACGGGACTGGCGGCAGGGTTGAGCGTAGCTAGCTACCTGAATTCCAATTCAGGAAATGTTATCCAAAATGCATTAACAGCCCCAGCAACAGCCTTCAAGGATTTGGCTAACAATGCACAAAGTATGGTTAAAACCGACGCAGGCAGGGCTACTCTTGCCTCCGCCGTAGTGATCGCCGCCGCCGGCGGATGGGTACGAAAAGCCCTCCCTTCTATCAAACTCGGTGGAAGTAAAATTTTCATGAGAGTGTGAAATAAAAATGTCAGGACTACAAACCAGGACGTACACCCTTGCAGGACAAAGTTTTACTGCTGGGACGTTCGTAAATTTGAGCTCCCTTATGGGCTCCAGCCAGAGCACGACTAATCCCGAGGGGATGCAGAAAGTCGTCAGGATCTCAATGAGTGCAACACCTCAACAGGATTCAGCAACAGATGGAATTTCTATCTTTAAATTCGCAGGCGACGGGGTTTCTGTTCAACAGATATTCAGTGGTCCAGGATGGTCTAACCAGGCGGCAGGTCCGCTCGGTGGAAATGATGGTCAGCCAGTAGTTATCGAAAACTCCGCAGGACTCTTCGATATAATTTCTGGAAACCAAATAGATTTTTCCGCCAGCGTGACAACTAGCGAGACCTGTGACGTTTCGATTTCCATAACTTACTCAAGCTGAGGATCCTTATGGCTATCTTAGGCGGTGTAGGTAATCCAGTAGGCGGAAGTTTCACTGGGCCTGCGGAAGCACTAGAAATTGTTGGGGATCACGCTTATGCCTATTCCGGAATCATAACTCATGGATCATCTTCGGTTACAACCTTTCTCAAGTTCACTTCAGGTAATTATTACTTTGTAGGTGAACTAGCCTTCTTCAATACTGAGGGTGGCAATAGTGACATGTTTCTAGAACTAAAAATGAACGGTGCGATAGTTGTGAAAGGACGTTATGCTGGAATACCAGGTGTTGGTAATCTAGAACAAGCAACACCAATTATTATACCATCATACACGGAGTTTGAAGGGTTATTAGGCACTGATGTATCACAGGAATTAACAATGTCTTTAACAGGCCGAATATATCGAGCTATAGACTGATGTACGAGGACTATAATCTTGAACAGCTCCTGATGCGTTTCCTTTTAGCGGCCGTAATGGTTCTAGAAGGACTTAGGCACGTCGGTTAATGGTATTCATTAGAGAGGAGATAGCAGGCGGCGACCCAGGGGAAGCACCGCCAGAGGCTATCCGTCAATGGATCCAGTTCCTATTGAACCCCATTTATGGTGGATTGTTGGGTCGGGAAGTTCCTCCAGGTAGATTCGGCCCCAGGGATCGCACCAGGCAAGAAGAAGAAGAGGTCAAAAAGGATCTTGATGAAATAAAGACCCTATTACCTTACTTGGCACTCGTTGGTGGAATTCTATTATTTAATCGCGTTAAGGCTAAAGGACTACCTAAATCCGTTGATTACTTGGCTATTAGTAACGTTATTGGGGCTTTTTCGCCTGTTTTGATGGGTTTAGGATGGTATTGGTTCACCAGGGTAAATGATACAGCCAAAACGCTGTCCTATGCATTCGCTACAGCCGAGACAATACCGACTATAGATCTGAACCTTCCCCCAGGCATTAACTTGGGTGCTTACTTCGCAGTAGGGGAGAACTTGCTTGATCTAATACCAGGGGCGGGCGATATTGCCGCAGAAATCAAAGAAGAGGCAATAGGTTTAGCTGAAGAGGTATTAGTTTTCGTGTATAA